CCCAGACGAGCAATCTCTCATGAGTAGAATACAGCGAGAGAGCAAGAAATCACAGGCGGCATTTTTGAAGGAATTGGGCGTAGAAAAACCAGAAGATCTCAAGAATATTGTTGTTGACTATAACAAGCAGAAACAAGATAGCATGACAGAGATTGATAAGCTGAAGAAGCAAGCACAGGACGCAGAAACGGCGAGAGATACCGCAACAAATAGCGCCAATTCAGCATTGCGTATGGCAGATGCTAAATTAATTGCCCAAGGGTTGGGGGTAAAGACAGAGCGAATTGACAAGTTCTTGCGTCTTGTAGACCTAAATGAGGTCGATGTTAAAGACAATAAAGTCGATGTACAATCGCTCAAGGGATTACTAATTCAAGAACTAGAAGACATGCCAGAGTTTAAGACACAAACTACTACATCACAGGGTGGCGGTGGGGATTTCAGTGGATCTGGTAAAGGAGAAGGTGGCAGTGGTTCTGATTTATTGACAATGGATGCTATTCGCAACATGTCTTCTGATCAAGTAGCAGATCGTATAGAAGAAATCCGTACATTCATGACGAAAAAGAATAAATAGATGCACACAATACAAAAAACAGGAGGAATACAAATGAATAAAGCATTATTTAATTTACAGCGATTTACACTAGAAAATTTTATCCCGACATTATGGTCTGGCGAGCTTTTGGTTTCATTAAAGAAAAGTTTGGTGTATGGACAAGAGGGGATTGTTAACCGAGACTATCAAGGCGAGATTACAGCATACGGTGACACGGTAAAGATCAACTCAATTGGTAATGTTACGGTGGGAGATTACGCCAAGAATATTGATATTGGTTCACCACAGACATTGACAGATGCACAACGCACATTAATTATTGACCAGTCAAAATATTTCAATTTCCAAGTAGACGCTATTGATGCGGCACAGCAAAATCCGAAGGTTATGGCACAAGCAATGCGAGAAGCGGCATATGCATTACGTAATACTGCTGACACATTCATCGCAAGCAATATGGCTACCAATGCTAAAGCGGCTAACACAATTGGTACTGACATCACTGCCATTGTGCCAACGCAAGATACTGCATATGATCATCTAGTAGATCTTTCAGTATTGCTGGACGAGTCAGATGTACCAGAAGAAGGTCGTTTTGTAATCATTCCAGCATGGTATCATGGCATGATGCTTAAGGATGCACGTTTTACACATGCTACAGCATTAGGTGACGACGTTATTCGGAATGGTGTGGTTGGTCGTGCGGCTGGTTTTACAATTTTAAAATCCAATAACGCACCGAACACTGCTGGAGCTTTCTACAAGATTGTAGCTGGTCACGCAATGGCAACATCATTTGCAGAGCAAGTTAATGATGTCGAGGCATTCCGCCCAGAACAACGATTTGCAGATGCTGTTAAGGGATTACACCTTTACGGATCTAAGGTTGTTCGACCAGAAGCATTGGCAGTTTTAACAGCAAGTAAAGAATAGTAATGACTAATGACCCAGAACCTCCTCAATAGGGGAGGCTGGGTTAATCAATTAGTGAAACAATTCGAGGAGGAGTTTTAAAATGCCATGGTTTCTAAATAAAGAGCAAGGCACAAAGCACAGACTAAGTGGGGCATATGCAGAATATTTACTTGACGGCGGCGACTCTAATATTGTAGAGATTAAAGATCCTACAATCCTAGAAGCTGAAGGTTACGAAGTTATTGATGAAGAAAACGACAATACGGTAGACACTGGCGGTGGGTCGGAACAACACACAGGAGAGCCAGAAGACACTAATGGGGATGCTAATATCCCAGACAACACAGAAGCACAGGAAGAGCCAACGGAAGAGCAGGACATACAGGTAGACGAATATGATAATCTAGATGATATGGTGGGAGAAGATCTAAAGGAGTTATCGAAGATCTTGGATATAAAAGGTCGTTCTAAGATGAATAATGATCAATTGCGTGAAGCGATTAAATCAGTGCGTAAATAATAGGGGGTCGTAATAAATGCCTAGAATAGAGATAGCAAAAACCATTACAGAGCGTAATCTAAGTGTTATACCATCTGCTTTTATTGCTGGCGATGCCGTAAACGGTATGTATGTCATAGCAAACAGGGATGATAAGCTTATTTTACATGTCAAAAATGCCGATGCGGTAGAACACACTGTGACGATCCTAGAGGATGTCGCCACAATTGCTGGCGATCTGGTAGTGGTAATTGCGGCTGGTGCGGAAACACTTATTGGTCCACTAGAAAGCGCACGATTTGAACAATCGGACGAGGCAATCTATGTTGATCTTGATGCAAGCACCAGTGTAACATTAGGTGCTATCGGATTACCATAGAAGAGATTATCAAGAGGCGGTGGCGACAAGCTTTCGCCTTTTTTAATAACTTGGAGGGGGTGACAATATGGGATATGTAACACAAGAAGAGGTGGCAACCTTGCTAGGGATTGCGGTAGGTGATTTGCCAGCCAATGTCAATGTACAGATTGAATGGGCAGGGGATATAGTAGATCATTTGACAATGAATAAATCGACACAGATGTTGGACTTGAGTTTATTTCAACAAGACAGGATAAAGAAAGCTATTGCTTATCAAATCAAGCTATGGATAAATCTAGGTGATGAAATGGACGATTTCGGCAATGTGGCTGGATTTCAGATAGGGGAGTTTTCGATGCAATTCTCGTCTTCAGAGAGCGGCTCTGCAGGTGGGATGTCCAGTATTTCGCCCAAATCATATCGGGTGTTGTTGACAAGCGGACTGATGAATAGAGGTATCAATAACCGAAGTCAAGGCAACCAAGCGATAGTTGAAAGCTGGAAGGAGGATATCTACTAATGAAAGTACCATCTTTTTTGCTACCGCATACTGTGACGATCACACCGTTTACTGGTCAAACAGCACTGGGAGAGACATATGGTGCTGAATATACGACACGGTGTAGGGTAGAGATCGGGCAGACATTAATAAAGGATACAGAGGGCAAGGAGATAGTGGGAAATGGTAGGGTATTTTTACCAGCCGATATACAGATCTTATCGCAATCTAAACTGGAACATGGCGGCGACAAGTACACGGTGGTAGGAGTAAAAAAGGTCGCTGGATTGCGATCACCAGCCTACATTAGGGCGGTGATTTTGTAGTGAGATTTGAGCTAAGATTAGACCAGCGCCTTATTGATAGGATTACAGAACAAGGCAAGAGGGAAGCATTGACGGACTCTGCAGAACATCTATTGGGGGCGGCGAATAAATCTGTACCATACCAAGAGGGAAATCTAGAAGGATCTGGATTTACAGATTATGACGGCGAGCATGCATCTGTGGCATACGACACGCCATATGCTAGACGGTTACACGAGCACCCAGAATACAATTTCAACTTTAATCGTCGGGGTAAATGGCTGGAGCTGGCAATGCAAGAAGAAAATAATACAATACGTGGAATTATGCAAGACAGATTGAAAAATGCATTTAGGCGGTGATAACAATTGTTGATAATTGAGATAGCTAAATATCTAGACGCCCAAGGAATAGGTAAATATAGCGAAGTTGATGATACAGGTACTATCTTCATTGACGGATTGCCAGCATATCCCAACGATGTAATATCTCTTTATCATAGGGGAGGGGCAGGATCGGATGCGAAATTGGGGTATGGTAACCAAAATATACAGATTATAGTGAGGGCGGTGTTTAAGGTATCTGCATTAACGCAAGCACAACAAATATACGATGCTCTACATGGCTTTCATATGGGACAGTTTGTTGCTGGCGGTGTTCATATTGTTGGATGTCAAGGAATACAATCTGGAGTTAACTATTTGAATACGGACGACAAAAATCGTCATGAATACAGCCTCAATTTTGAGGTTGAATACAAAAAATAGAAGGAGTGAGATAAAATGCCAGCAGTTAAAGTATTAGCACGTGGTTGGATTTTAGAAGTAGATACAGATGCATTATTAGAAACACCACTTGGTACGCCAGTTTGGGTGGCAATAAACGGTTTGAATAGTTTGACATTCTCAAACTCAAAGAATGATGCTGAAACAACAACTTTCGACGATGAAGGGTGGGAGACACACATGGTTGCAAGCCGTGGGCGTGAGCTTTCGGTAGAGGGTTTCTATTTAGTAGATCCAATTGATGGAACACGTGATATGGGACAGGAGACAGTCGAGCAAGTGGGCGACGAAATCGGACCAGCATCATTGGCTAGTTTTAGGTTAACAAGTCCAGCAAGCAAGGTCAAGACATTTGTGTCGTCTGTTAACGTGGGCGACATCGGTGGCGGTAATGACGATCCTACAAGTTGGGGTGCGGAGTTAACTATTTCTGGTAAGGTAACATCAGTAATAATATAGTATAATAATGGTTTAGTAGGCACAAGCTAGACAATTTTGGGGAGGAGATTTAATATGGTAAAAGATTTCGATGCATTTTTTAATGAGGTAGAGAAGAAACCTATTACATTCAAGATATTCGGGGAGATTGAGGAGTTGCCGCCAGCATTACCAGCAACGATCGTACTTAAGCTGTACAGGTCGATGAAAGAATATGGTGACAAAATACCAGAGCATGTGCAGTTCGACATGGCATTTTCAATATTTGGCGAAGATCGAGTAGAGAAATGGTGTAATAAAGGTCTGACAGTTGACCAATTAGCGGAAGTCATGAAATATGCTATGTCACAGTATGGTACGGCGAAGATCGAAACAAAAACAAAGAAAGGCGGTTCTGCAGTCGCAAAAAAGGTGGCACGGAGCTAGATCTCTTCGATGATTGGATACTCGTTGAGGCGAGCTTTCAAGCAGAGTATAGAATAAACCTAGTCGAGGAATTGCCAAACCTATCATGGAGGCGGTTCCTCGTTTTGCTAGGTGGGTTTAGTTCCAAGTCTACTATAGCTAGTGTAGTTAGTTATCGTACAGAGGGCAAGCGGTCTGGGAAGATAGCAATAGAGGACGAAATAGAAGGTGAAAGAGCAGTAGATAATGTATGGGGGTGAAATAATTGTCATTAAGAGTAGGCGAGTTATTTGCCAGTCTAACACTCGATACCAGTGGTTTTACTAGTGCTATGGATAGCGTTAGAGAACAGGCTAGAAGGACTGGTAAGAAAATTAGCGGTATAGGGAAGACAATGACTCTATCAGCAACAACACCAATCTTAGGATTAGGTACGGCGGCGGTGGTTACAGCAACTAAGTTTGATGATAGTATGCGGAAAGTACAAGCCATTACCCAAGCTAGCGGTGACGATTTTGACTTGTTAAATGACAAGGCTAAAAAGCTGGGTACTAGTACATCATTTTCAGCAAGCGAAGCCGCAGATGGTATGTCATTTCTTGGTATGGCTGGTTGGGAAACAACAGAAATCTTGGAAGGTATGGATGGCGTATTAAATTTAGCCGCCTCTGGACAGATGGATCTAGCAAAAGCCGCCGATGTTACATCAAATATTATGAGTGGTATGGGTATTTCAGCAAGTGAGGCTGGTAGAGTTGCAGATGTACTGGCACAGGCATCATCATCAGCCAATGTCGATGTAGGTATGCTGGGCGAGTCTATGAAATATGCTGGTCCGATTGCCAAAGAATTTGGGCTATCACTAGAAGAAACAGCAACAATCGCCGCAAAAATGGGCGATGCTGGTATACAAGGATCAGAAGCAGGTACGGCAATGAGGTCGGCATTTGCACGATTAGCAGATCCGACAGCTGAAAGTGCAAAATGGCTAGATAAACTTGGTATATCAGCATCTGATAGTGAAGGTAATATGAAAGATATGGGCATTATTCTCGGTGATCTGGAAGGGGCATTTGCTGGATTGAGCGAGCAGGAACGACTACAAGCCGCCTCTAGCATTTTTGGACAAGAGGGAATGGCTGGGTGGATGAACGTAATAGGTGTTGGTGCTGGTGAATTTGATAACTTCACCGAGAGTCTAGAAAATTCAGAGGGACGAGCAAAAGAAATGGCAGATATCATGAATGGTGGATTAGGCGGAGCGATCAAATCGTTGAAATCGCTGGCGGAAGGTGTATTAATCACATTCGGAGATGATTTAGAGTCCGTGGTATCGTCTGCAGTAGGCTTTCTCAAGAAGCTATTGGGCGTATTCGAGGGTATGAGTCCAGAAATGCGTAGAATTATCATTGTGGTATTGGGTATTGTTGCCGCAATTGGACCACTATTGATAGTGGTCGGTATGCTAATGACTACATTTGCGGCGGTGTCAGCACCAGTGCTGGGAATAGTAGTTGGGATTATTGCTCTAATCGGTGTGCTAATATGGGCATACGTAAAATTTGAAACATTTCGAACCGTCGTTGACACAGTGTTCAAGTTTGCATGGTCGATAATCAAGGGGTTTTTTAGTAGCGTAATTTTGATGTTTACTGGATTTATAAACATATTTATGGGTATCTGGAACACGCTCAAGGCGCTATTTACTCTTGATTGGAAAGGTGCATGGGAAGGTATAGTACAGATTGCCAAGGGTATCGGTCAAGCTTTCTTGGGATGGCTAGGATCATTCGCATTTGGTGGTATTGGGCGTATATTTGGTAAATTAGGTGGTAAAGCTATCGGTTGGGGTAAAAACATGATTGGCGGATTTATTAGGGGAATTAAAGCAAAAATTGGTGCAGTAAAAGATGCCGTGAAAGGTGTTATTGGTCGAATAGGGGGATTTCTTGGATTTGGTTCACCAACCAAGGAGGGTGAAGGTCGCCATATTGTAGATTGGGGATCGAATATGGTTGGGGGATTTTTGGATGGTATTAAATCCGCACAAGGTTCAGTGAGTAAATCGGTTGCTGAAATGGCTGGACAGCTCAATCCTAATGTCTCGATGCCGTCAGTACAGGCTAGCGTGAATGGCAATCAGACAGTAAATCATACATTTGGCACTATTGACTTAAATATTTCTGGTGAGGGTGCAAGTAATCTAAATGAAGATAGCATTGCTAGTGCGGTGGAGCAACGTATCGTCGAGTCTATTTCGCAAAGTGATAGAAGATTACCAACACGTACATCAATAAGATAAATGGGGTGCAATAATGGCGACATGGGGTGAGATAACACTTCGGATTGCGGCTGGTTCTTATGAACCGCCTCATGCCGAGGTAACAATAAATGAGATCGATATATTGCCAATGGCAGGGATTATGACTCCTGCGACGGTAATACAGGGTGGGGGGCGAAAACGCAAGAGATCACGATGCAAGCTTTATGTGGCGAATATGGTTGAATATAGTGCATTCTATGATGATTATATAACTCAAACAGAAAAGGCATTCACTGGACCAGATGGTAGCATATTTGTTGGATTAATTTCTGATTTAGGTGCGCCGCAAATGAAGATGATAGGGCATGTCGAGTTTGGGTTTGAGATAGTGGAAGGAGGCACAACATAATGAGGAGTATGCCTATTGAAGTAGAACAGACATTAAAAGCACAATCGCAAGTGGGCATCAACAAGCCGAACTTTTCAGTGGTAATAGGAGAACCAACAGCATCTTTTGATCCTGCAGATTGGGATGAATATCAAATGAGACAGGTTTTAAGCGATACTGGCTTGGGGTTAACAAAGGGACAATTACAGGGCGTTTATTTAGCAGATGGTACAATAGGTTTCAGTTACATCATAGAACGTACAGGCATTACTGTCTCTGGTGTCACTGGTCAAATACAGGACGTCTATTTCTCTAAAGCAAGCTCATGGGAAACAATAATGTCCGAACGACCAAACTCATTGCTAGCAAATGAACAATTTATTATGACTAAACGTACTGGACATGTTGATAGAGGTGCAGTTCCAATGACATCAATGTGGCTTGCACCAAATGGCGCTCTACAGATGATGGTATTGGAGCATGGTCTATTAGATCTACCANCAACAGAGACGTACGGTGGTAGATCTAATGGACTCGATGATGCAAGATGGTTGCTATATGAAAGCGCCAGTGGGGTTGGTGGGGATTGGGTATATAAATCAATGCCATATAC